GGAATAGAAGTCCTTTGAACTTCTCAACAGACCATCTTCCGTTTGAGTCGATGTCGAGGTCGAATACACCAGCAGTAGAGGTGTTAGCAACAGCACCTTGCTCAGCAACCTTGTAGATTGTTCTGATAACTTCTCTGTTGATTTCCGCAAGGATTTCAGTAGAGAGGATGTTAGCAAGTTCTGCTTCAGCGTTAAGGCCATGAATTGCCTTAAGGTCTTGAGCAAGCTCAAGTGAGTACTCAGCTTTAAGTGCTCTGGACTTCGCAGTCACAGTAACTTTCTCAATGCTGAACGCCATTTCGGCGAACTGGTTGTTAGTACCGTTACCTAAGTTCTCGGCATCACCAGCAACCATACCCTGACCAACGTTATAGTCGGTTGAAGTTGCAGTACCAACTGGGTTTAGTACAGCAGGGTTACTACCATTTTGACTGATAGTACCGATACCAGCAGGTACATCAGAGAATGCACTGTTGATACCAGCAGATCCTTCTCCACCGAAGTCGTTGGAAGACTGACCTGAGAAAGCAGTGTTTGCTTCGTTGTAGAATGCTTCAGTTCCACTTTGGTTAGTGTAACGTGAACGCATTGCGAAGATTAGTCCTGTAGGGCCAGACATTGGTTGAACACCAGCCAAGTCATAAGCGACTAGGTTTGGCATTGAACGTCTGATTAGACTAATCAAAACTGGGTCGAAACCTGCAACAGGACCAGCAGCAGCAGAATTACCGCCGAAGCCGCCTTGATGGGCAGCAGCGTTTGCTGAGTTTGTTGGAGATTCCATCAAGGAATGTCCTTGACTGAATGCTTGCTCCTCTTTGAGGAATTTTTCTTGGTTTTCTAGTAGAACTGCGGTTACCGCCTTACGATGTGGATCAGTGATGCCACCATCATGATCCAAAAGGGGTTTCCACTTTTCGACTAGATGTTCTGATTGGAACATCTTCTTTAAGTGTGTAGTTTGATTTAATGTTTAATTCAAGAATTCATCTTGCCTAATGCACTCATGTATTTCTCCATTGTGCCAGAAACTTGCTCAGCAAGTGTTCCGTCAGTGGCTTCCATCAGTGTATCAGCGGATGATTGAGGTGCAACCTTTTTGTTAGAGAAATATGATTCTCTCAGTGTGGTTAGCTTCTCTTTGTACGACTCTTCACTTTCAAACTCAACACCTTCAGCAAGTGTAGCGAGCTTCTCTTTCTGAGTGGCAGCAAGGCCTTCAGAAACATCAGAAAGAATTACATCTGAAGCAGACTCAGAAAGTCTTTTGTTCAAACTAACGTTCTTTTCGATTTGCTCGTTGAGTTTAGTCTCCATGTCATCTAACTTCTCTACCATAGTAGAGACAACATCATATTTTTCTTCAGGGATTGATACATAATGATCTTCAAAAAGACTCTTCATTCCACCAAGGAATGATTCAGTCATTTCTGTCTTAAGTCCGTGCTCAACTGCGAGTTGATTCTCTGTTAACCACTCTTGAGCAACGTACTCAAGATAAGAATCAGTGCGCTCTGTGAGCTCAGTCTTATGTTCTGCTACTGCTTCTTCAATTGCAGCAGTCTTTTCTTCATCAAGTTGTGCCTTGATTTCAGAAACCTTTGCGCTAATGGCAGCTTCAAAGATTGTTTTTGCTTTCTCTCTGAATTCTTCAGAAAGTTCTTCGCCACCTAGTAGTGCATTGACATCATCTTCCATGTCATATGTTTCTACTACTTCTTCTTCTGCAGGTGCTTCGGAGACAACTTCTTGCTCATCTTTCACTTCGGCATCATCGCCTTGCTTAAGATTAGTTCCTTTTTCTGCTCCCATTGCTCCAGTCTTACCTTTACGATTGGTTACTGCGTCAGATACCTGCTTGAGAGTTCCACCAGGAGTCTTGATTTTATTAGAATCATCATCTGGTTTTGAATTCTCAGGAGTAGGTCCACCCAAATCTTCCCAACTAACGGCAGTGCCTCCAGTTGTTAATTTTGGAATAGCTTTATCACCTGCGGTTGCGTTAGCAGTAACAGCATTACTGGCTTCTGCAACGTTCGCATCCATTTCCTGTAGTTTTGCACCTTGCGACATTTGTAAAGTCTCCGAAATACCCTTGTATTAACCTATGTTTATTTATTAAAGTTATAGATTTGATAAGAAATCGTTGAATAAATTCAACTTGTTCTCATCTAACTTCTTTTGATCAACTAAAGTGTTGATAGTCTTGTATGTTTTATGTGCCATTCTTTCACGAAGAATTCCACCGTCCCATACCCACTCCTTACCTTCCATGATGCCCTCGACAAAAGCATCTGGAGCACTAGGATCTGCAACGATATCAGCAGCAGTTGCTAACATAAAATCGTCACCCACAACATTAACTCCTTCACGTGTTGCTTTTAGAGAACCTATTCCTCTAGAAGAAACACCGAGTTTTACTCCTTCCTCAACTAAAGAAGCAGCAATCTTACCCATTGGTGTACCAAGAATCTTAGCCTTACCAATAAAGTTAGAACCACTCTCTTTAAGAGAAACGATTTTATGTGAAACTCTATCGAGATTCACGGTTGGCCCTTCTGGATGTCCAAGTTCACCGAGCGCACGTCCTGATTGGATATGATTCTCGTTATAACGGCCTACTTCACGTCTAAGTGTTTCCATAGGATACATCCTACCATTACGGTTTTGGATATTTCCTTGAAGGAATACACCCTCAATGTACATAGATTTCTTACCGCCTTTATTTTCGACGAGAAATTCTACTGATTCAATCTCTTCTCTAATAAGTTTCATTATGCGTCACCGCTTACTTGAACTTGTTGTGCATATAATGTACCAGTACTGCTATCAGTTCTAGCAGAAACCTTAAAGGACTTTCTCAATGTGCCCTCGTTACCAGCACCTGAATCTGAATCAGCCCAAGTACCACTAAAACCATGTGATGAGAAATCAACAACCACTGATACACTTTGTGCATTATCACCAGTAGAACTACTGAATGAAGGATAAGTGATTGTTTGAATTGGATGATGCTCAAACGACCAACCAGAAAGGTTGCTTGATAATGAGACAGTATCTCCAACTTCAAATGGAGACCCAATTACACCTTGTGGGAAAAATATAGTTGTAACCCCACTTGCTGCAGGACTCTTTATCACATTAACCACTCTTTGAGAACTTGGTTGCCCTATGTTAATTAAGGCAGTTCCTCCCGCAGGTACATAATAATTTGCTTCAGTTGATACTGGTGTTGAACCGTATCCAACATGAGCACCTTGACTTAAAGCTATCACTCTCAAAGTATCACTCTTTTGATCAAATTGAATTGATTGGGCACTAGTAGTGCCTGTTGCAAAAGATGTACTATTACCGACTGGTTGATGTGCAGCCATTACTCTTCTTCCTCAGTTGTTTCTGGTTCTGTTGCATCAGCAACTGGTGTATCATCTACTTCACTTTCAACTTCAGGAACTTCGTCCCCAAATAAACTATTTGCAATTTCTGGCTTTAAAGAATCAACTTTATCCGCCGTCTTTGCATATAGAATGTCTTTTATAGCATCACTCACCTTTGAAGGTGAATCATTTGCCACAATAGCATCCATTAAATCGTCCATACTAATAGTCATAACATTTCCTATAGGTTATTTATATCTCGCCGCCCTTAGGTAATTTTGTCAGGCCTGCATCTTTGGATCCTTCAAGGTTTGGTTCCATAATTGGAGCACCTAAATCACCACCTCCAGCAGCTGCTTCTTCACCAACTCCTGGAGACATACCATTAAATCCGTCAACAGCCATTGCAACTTCAGCGGGATCTTGAATAATTCCATCTTCAATTTCCTTATTAATAAGTTCATCTTGCTCAAGAATATCTTCATCTGATTGACGAAGAACTTTACGGCGAACCCAATCTTGAGAGTAGTACTTACCAATATAAGGTTCTGCTTCCATAGCAAGAGAGAATCTTTCTCTTTGTAACTCAGCATCTTTGAGTTCTGAGAAATGATTATCATATACAAAGTCAAACTGAATGTTCTCAGACATTATATCCCAGTCTTCTGGGGTACAAACGTTCTTAAGAAGGCATTGAGTTTTTAGCATATCTAAGAATAGATTACTAAATCTCTTACGTAGTCTACCTACAAACTTAGTGAATTTGAGTTCATCTCTTAAGATTTCAGAGGATCTACCTAAGTTAAATCCACCGTCTCCTTCAATTCTAGAGATAGGTACATTAAGTGCCTTATATAATTTCTTCTTGAAGTATTCAATATCTGTAATTTCTCCAAGGTTTTGTCCACCTGGTAATGTAGATA